CAAAGTAATGCCAAAGAAAAAAGCAACAGCGTTTAATCCTATTCAGATTAAAGATGGATGGATTGTTAGATTATATAAAGATGGTCGAGTTAAGTCTAAGATCGCACCATATGAACCAAAACACCCTAAAAAGTAATATTGGGTAGTTTTAAGTCATACCCAGGACTATAGTTGTTTATATTAAAATAGATCAGCATTCATTACTTTTGTCCATGCGGAAACAAAGTCATTAACAAACTTTTCTTTAGCGTCACTAGAAGCATAAACTTCAGCAATCGCTCTAAGTTCTGAGTTAGAAGCAATAATAAGGTCTACACGAGGAACATCTACTGCTTCTTCAGCATTAATATAAGACAACAGTTTGATTAAATAACTATTATCTAACTTGTTGTTGCTTAGCACTCTCATTCCAGATAAGAGAAGAACCATTTCTACTGGAGTTAGCCCCAATAGGTTTGCCTTTTCTACTAGCAAGACCTCTTCTGGTGCAGTAATGCTTGGATCAATGTAGTTACGGAATGCATCAAACTTTGGCTCAAGAACTGCAAACGATTCTACATCTGTTTGTTCTTGAGTTGCATCTCCACGACTAAATTTAGCACTAATAACTACTCCTACCTCAGAGTTGTGAGCAGCAAGTTGAACACCAACTAAACCAGCAAACACAATTAGATCAGCAAGAGAAACATTAAACTCTTCCTTAATTTTTTCTAATACATTTACGACTCTATCTATAGCATCGTAATCATTAACTGCCCAAGTATTTTGAGGAGCAAGAACAATACGAGCACCGTTAGCACCACCACGCTTGTCTGTCTTTCGGAATGTAGAAGCAGATGCCCAAGCAGTAGTTGTTAGATCAGACACAGATAGTCCTGAATTAATTATTTTTTCCTTAATTGCATCAACATCTTCTTGTGTTAGACTGTACCGTGTAGCATCTCCAACTGGGTCCTGCCATATTAGTCTCTCAGAAGGAACTTCCTTACCAAGATAACGAGCAATTGGACCCATATCACGATGAGTTAATTTAAACCATGCACGAGCAAACTGATCTGAGAAGTAGTCAAAGTCTTCAAGGAATCTGCGTGAAATCTTTTCGTACTCAGGATCAAACCTTAATGCAAGGTCTGCTGTTGTCATAACTGGAGCATGGAACTTTCCATCAACATGTGCATCTGGGACTAAATTAGCAGCAGACTCATCTGTTGGGATCCATTGTGTTGCACCAGCAGGTGATTTTGTTTGTGTCCAATCATACTTGAACAATAACTTAAGGTATGAGTTATCCCACTTAGTAGGAGTTGCAGTCCATGCACCTTCAATACCGCTTGTGATTGTGTCTTCTGCATTACCCTTACCAAATGAATTCTTCCATCCAAGACCCAAGTCTTCAAGTGGAGCAGCCTCTGGATTAGGACCAACATGTGAAGGATCTCCAGCACCATGTGCCTTACCAAATGCGTGTCCACCTGCAATCAATGCAACGGTCTCTTCATCATTCATGGCCATGCGAGCAAAAGTTTCACGAATGTCTCGTGCAGAAAGAACTGGATCAGGATTTCCATTAGGACCTTCAGGGTTTACATAGATCAATCCCATTTGCACCGCAGCAAGAGGATTTTCTAACTCACGGTCTCCGCTATAACGATTATCAGCAAGCCATTCTTTTTCTGTACCCCAGTATGTGTCATCAGACTCCCATACATCTACACGACCACCAGCAAAACCAAATGTCTTAAAGCCCATGTTCTCAAGAGCAACATTGCCTGCAAGAATCATTAGGTCTGCCCACGAAATCTTCTTCCCATACTTTTGCTTGATTGGCCAAAGAAGTCTGCGAGCCTTATCTAAGTTCCCATTGTCTGGCCATGAGTTTTGTGGTGCGAATCTGTGTAGGCCTTCACCTGCGCCACCACGACCATCAGTTACCCTGTATGTACCAGCAGAGTGCCACGCCATGCGGATAAAGAATGGTCCATAATTACCGTAGTCTGCAGGCCACCAATCTTGCGAGGTAGTTAGAAGTGTATTAATATCATACTTAATAGCATCAAGGTCTAAAGCATTAAACTCTTCAGCATAATCAAAATCATCTCCCATAGGGTCAGACTTTTCTGAATGCTTTCTTAATCCCGATAAGTCTAATTGATTAGGCCACCAGTCTTTATTAGTTCTGGCTTCAGTTGTATATGTTTGTCCAGTATAAGGACATTTTTCTTCGCTCATGAGTTTCTCTTTCTGTTATCTAGGTAATTAAATTATACCATGCACCCCTGGCAGGAATCGAACCTGCGACGCTTGGCTTAGAAGTCCAACGTTCTGTCCACTGAACTACAGAGGTTTGTAGTGTGCGTTAGTTATACTTCTATTATACATTAATACAGCAGGTTTGTAAAGTTACAAGCAAGACTAAATTATAATTTTCTTTTCTAAAAGTTTATTATAATAATAATAACACAGATCAGTGTCAAGATTATTTAACAAACTTTTATCATAATGCTGTAAAGACTTGCTTGATGGAATATAATTTTTAAATTTAGGAATGTGGCCTCTATTAAACGAATCATATGTATTTTTATCTATATTCAACAAACTTAGTATTTTTTTAATTACAGCCTCTGGATACTCCACAAGATCATTAAAATCTACAACATAATCTGCATTTTCATATAAGAAAGCATACATAAGGACATAGTCTGTTATCCTTTGGATAGTTAAGAATTCATCCGCTATTCCATTGTGTATTGCTAAATAAGAAGAAATACTATCTATCGGATCTCTGGCTATTGTTAATATTGGTCGCTGTTTATTATTATTTTTATCAAACAATTCATCTAAAAAGTGAGATCTGCTAAAATGAATTTTTTCCATTTTGTATAGAGTATCATCAAAGAAATGCATACCACTTCTTGGATATGTAAGTAAATGAGGTACAGTTCGATTTGGATCTACATTTTTTACATTCATATTATAATTTTCTTTTCTAAAAGTTTATTATAATAATCATAGCATACAGGGCTCATATACTCATTATACACTAAGTAACCAATGCATCTCCAACGGGATTCGAACCCGTGTTACCGCCGTGAAAGGGCGATGTCCTAGGCCACTAGACGATGGGGACATTGTACATCTGGAAGGACTTGAACCTTCGGCTCTCTGCATATAAGGCAGGTACTCTAACCAACTGAGTTACAGATGTGTAGTACACCAGGTAGGACTTGAACCTACGAATAGCCGAATTATGAGTTCGGTGCCTTAACCAACTTGGCTACTGGTGCTAGTCCTTATTTAATTAATAGTCCAAAGAATGTTCCAAGAAGAAAGCATAGGATACCAATAGTGGTATGGTAATATGTTTTCATGTGTTGTTTAATTATGTACCGTTTTAGTTCTTTTGATATTTTATTCAACTCTTCATGATCTACCACAAATATCTCCAGTTCTAGTTAGGTACGGACTGCAGTGAGCCTAGAATAATTTCTTCTCTGATCCTTTGCTGTTTGCGCTCAAACTTTGAAAGGTGTGTCTTTGCCTGTGTTCTTTTCTTATTTTTAGCGGCTCTCTTAATTTTATGTTGAGATACCTTGTTGTTTGTCTGTTTCATATACTAATCATACCATTCTCTAGGTTGCGTGTCAATTCTTATTTCCATCCCATGTTCCTATTTTTGTTGTAGGAATTTTGTGATCCTCCCACAATCTTATCACATTTGGATTGTCATCAACAGCATGAGTTACACTCCATAGACTACTTATCTTATCAAGAATATCATTCTTTACTTCATAGTCTGGTCTGTTATCGTCATCTGCTCTCATGAACAAACCATGTGATCTAATGTTGTTCTTAGCAAGCCACATAGAAGTTAGTCCACGATACTTTTCTTTACGAGATGTAACAACTAAAATAGAGTGTCCATCACTAACAGAATTATTTAGCATCTCAACAACTTCTACATTTGGCAGGGCATCTATAGAAGCCTCATGAAAGGCGTTGTAATCCCTATTAGGGCCACGAACATGATGTAGGTAAGGATCTACATTGGCTAAGGTTCCATCTACATCATATATGTGTGCTGTTGGTTTCATATTTTAAGTATACTCCATGCGTCTTGGCTTGTCAAATAAAGTGTTTAATAGTTTTATTTATCTTTATCGTTATATAAATTATAAAAAAAATCTGAAATATGTTCGTGAGTGTGAATTCCTGGATGAGAGTTTGCATATGTTTTTTTGCCATTTACGTAATAATAATCAGAACCACTAATCCAGGATTCATGATCTTTGAGCACATGCTCGTGATTTTTGGGTGAGCAACTATGCTGTATCATCGAGCCAAGGCCAGTATAGTGTGAGTCAGGAGGATAAAAGGATGTAAAATTTTTTAATTTAAAATCTTTTATTTTTCCTAATTCTTCTAAAATATAAGAACTTGCTGGGTCCCAAGTTGTCCAGTATAATTTTATGTTATTTGATAAACAAAATGCTTCTAGCATATAAATATACATAACAGAGTTTAATATTAATTGATGTGGAGAAACTGAATCCTCTATGTATTTTTGATTTTGTCTTTCCATAAAAAACGACCTATTATCTTGAATTATTGTTGGGTTACAAAAAATATTTTCTAGTTCATCTTTTGTTCCCATAGAGTCTCTGTTGAATTTTGATTTATAAAACTCTTTGTCTACTACAACCATGCTTCTAAAAAAATCTGGGAACAAACAAAAGATTTCTTTTGGCATTTTATTGTTTAAGCAGTACTGTATGGTGGTAAAGCAAATATTTTCTACTGAGGATCCAGGACCACCCAAGTTGGTAACACTTTTGTTAATCTTTTGACTTAAAAGGTTTGTCCATCTACCCAATTCTGGAACACCAAGACCAAAGGTTACGGAGCAACCAGATCCAAGGATATCTGAATTTTCATCAATCTCTCCCCTACAACCAATATAGTTTATTTTATATGTGTTTACTTCGTCAATTGTTTCTACAGATTTATTTGTAGGATCATGCTGTGAAGTAACAGCGTCTTCCCTAAATGGTTCATAAATTCCGATTTCTTTTGTATTTGAAAAATACTTTTTTAAATAGTAATTATTTTTTTCAAATCCTTTATAAAAAGGAAGAATGTCCCTTGTTAAAAATTTCATAATTAATTATATCACAAGAGCAAACCCTTGTTCTTGGCCTTTGTTAGTCTTGATTTACTTTATATGTCATAATAAAATAGCATGCTACATACCCAGCAATAAATGCTGGTACTAAAAAGAATAAACTAATCATTCAAAGTCCACCTGCCTCTCAAACCATCTAGTCATATAGTTGTCCAATCCTCTTGCAACCTTTGCTGCCTCTATACGCATACCTAAAGCATTTGTAACTGAAGGCTCAATAGGTATGGCTTCTATAGCCCTTGCAATTTCTTCTCGTAAGGTCATATCATCTATGCTCATTTAGTCTGTTCCTTTTCATCTTTTTCCCACACTTTCTTTCCATCTTTATATACAGGCCAATAACCCAAGGCTCTCCAGTCCATCTTTGTAATCTTAGGCTCTCTTGGCATTTACACACCAGATCTTTCCATCAGACATTGTTTGATGAGCATTCCAAAACCACTCCGATTCTTTAGATAGTCCGCATACATTGCACATCATTGTCTGTGCCGTTTCTTATTGCCAAACTTAGACTTGACATCAGCCTTAGCCTGATTTACAATAGCGTTTGTAATGTCTTCTACATTAAACTCTTGGTCAAACTCTGCTTCGTTCATGGCCGTGCCGTTTTTTCCAGGTAGTCAATGACATCGCACTCTACATCACAAAGATCAAGAGAGATAATGTCTGCAATCATATCCGATCTAATTGAGTTCATAATTGCTCTGGTCATTTGTTGTTCAATATCTAACTCAAGGTTAACATACTTAACCCATGGTCTGCGTAATGTGTATGGACCTATCTTCATCAGTATCCTCCAAGGCATTCGTTGCGTGTGTGAAACAATCTAATCTTTGTCATAATTTTGCGGGATGGAGCATAAAGATCATCCTTACAGGTAGTACATCTATAAGACCATTCCCCAGTAAAGAAATCATGCACATATCCCTTAGCGTTGGCATACTTCTTGGCTACAAAGGTTTGGAATGGATCAGGAATATCGTAATGTTTAAGCATCTCTCCTCCAGTGAAGATATGATCTAATATAAACAGCGCCATAGGCTACTGCTGCAAAGATAAATCCGTACTGGTCTGTCACTAAAGCATAGGCTATCCATAAGCACTCGTTAAACAATAGCACAAACCATCCCCAAAGGGTTTTCCTGCCCACAAAATAAATACCAGACACACCAATGCAGGCAAGTACCCAGTGTGCGTAATCGGCAATCCATTGAATCATATATTCAGTATATCGCAAACTAAGCAAAAAGTCAAACTATTTGGTTGTTCTGTCTATACAAATTGTAAAAAAAATCTGCTACATGGTATTGAAAATGAATTCCTGGATGAGACATTTCAGGTTGTTTTTTATAATCTATAATAGAATAGTCAGATCCAGAAAACCAACACAAACTATCCTTAAACTCAGAGTTATGGTCTGAGGAGCAAGTATTTTTTATAAATATATTAAGTTGATCTGTTGAGGTTTTGGGATAAAATGGAACAAAATTTTTTAATTTAAAATTTTCAAGCCTTGAGAGTTCTTCCATTATCATAGAACTTGGCTTATCCCATGTTGTCCAATATAGTTTTATATTGTTTGACAAGCAGAACGATTCTAAAGTATAGATATGGTTTACAGCATTTAAAATTAGTTGATGTGGAGATACTGAGTCTTCTATATTTCTTTTATCTTGTGTTTGCATAACGACAAGGCTTCCATCTGTTCTTATTGTTGGATTGCAAAACATCAATTCTAGATAATCTTTTGTTCCAACATTTTCTCTTTTTACTCCTGACCTATAAAACTCTTTGTCTACTACAACCATACTTCTAACAAAGTCTGGCATTAGGCAAAAAATTTCTTTTGGCATTTTATTATTCATGCAGTATTGAATGATATGGTTGGATATAGTTGCTACAGATCCTCCAGGATTTCCCAAGTTAGTTACGCTCTTGTTCATTTTATTGCTTAAAAGATTGGTCCATCTTCCGTCTTCTGGAACCCCAATACCAAAAGTAATAGAGCAACCAGATGCAAGAACATCGGATTCCAGATCCAGTTTTCCACGCAGTCCAAGACTATTAATCTCATATGTATTGTGTTCATCTACAGTTGGTAAAAAAGACTCTCCGTTTGACTTATTTTGAATGATGTTCTTTGCATACGGAGAGTAGTAACCAACCTCAAGAGTATTTGTAAAGTATTTTTTTAAATACCAGTCATCACCACTATTTGCTTTATAAAAAGGCAAAATATTTCTTGTGAATTCATTCATAACCTTATAACATTACCTTATCTGCTTTAGATAGCAGTTTGTGATACTCATCATAACAGTCAGCCATTTCTTCTATTTTAAAATATTTTTCATTATATTCTTTAACTGTTTTACTAGAAACTAAATACTCAATTGATTCTTTATTGACAGAAGTTTTATATGTTGATGGGTTTTTTTTAAAACCGAGCAAGTCACATACCATTTTTGCTGTTTCTTCAGGGAAATTAATTAGATCATTGTAGTCTATAACTAAACCAGCATTGCTATATAGGTATTTATACAGGCCAACATAATATTCTCTATAATCATTTTCCCTATATGTTTCTGGAGTATAGTACTTCTTCATTGCCACAAGAGACTGAATACTATCAAACGGATCTCTTGCAATAGTTATGATAAAACTATCTTCAGTAACTGGATAGTGGCTAAATGTTATTTCTTGAGAAGAGTACCCCAGTATAAGGTTTTGAAGGTGATGTGTTCCAGATCTTGGGTATGTAATTATTTTAGGTGGATTCATGTCAAGATATTAGTCCCATAGATAAATGGTCTAAGCAGACATCTGCAACCACATAATCAGTGTGTTCTACTACTATATCGTAATGCGTCGCCTCTTTATCACAAAAAAAACACTTAGACTTTAACATTTAATAATTATACCATTAAACGAAATCAAACCATATTGGCATAATATATCTTGAACCATTTGCTGGTCCCACATGATACCAATAGTGAGGATTTCCAGGGTATAGTATCAGATCACCAGCCTTTGGCTTAAGAGATAATCCTTGATTAAAGAACGATAAACCTCCGCCATCATAGTCATCATTTAGATAGACCCACCCTGCTAAATGGTTTGAGTCTTTGTGACCCATGTCATCTATAGGGATGGTCTTACTATCATTATGAACCCACTGAGCAAAACGAGAATTCCTTGGTTTTAGTTTTACATCAAATTCTTTTTCTAGAATAGCCTGAATACCAGGTATATATTTTTCTGAATAGGTGAGTGAATCGTAATATAACAAAGATATTGCAGGATTTCCAGAACTGTCTGGCTGTAAAGGACGATTATTACTTGTCTCTGTACTATCTATAAGTCCTATAATGTGTTCACATTCCTCTTTGCTTAAGTAATTATTAAACACCTTTATATTGCTAGGACTACCTCCAATGTTATTAAAGTTTTTTACTGTTAGATCAGAGTAGCCGATTACATTTCCTTCAGGAACCACAATATCATTAAAGTTTTTTACCATGTCCAATAACTTGCTAATGTCTTCTTGATCAGTATGAATCATAAAGTCATAAATGCCAAATTTCTCAGATAGATTTCTTATTTGTGCTACAACATCGACTAATTTTCCTTTTATCAAATGATGCTGCTGTCTAACTGGAGCATTCTTATCATACTTGACATACTTTTCATCGTCTGGATGTGTCGTAATAAGTGGATCAAGAATCACTATTGGCTTCACCTTATCTAGATCAATCTTTTTAAACTGTTCTTTAAACAATAAATTATCATCAACATAGATATATTCGCAATGCTTGTTTGCTATTCTTATTGTTGTATCTGATGATCCAACGACTGCCATGTGTGTCTTATGCTCATGAGTTTCCATTAAAGCCATTACCTTATCCATCCATACTTCAGATATGGCAACTCTTTTTTCAAGAGTATCTATAAGCGAAGGATCATGCATATAGTGATCTATTACTAACTTTTCGGAATGACCATTACCTTCATCACCCCATCTTCCAGCAACCATGTTTACTCCAATTCTTCCAGGAGCAAAACGATTTAATGTTTCAAGAATCTTTGCAGCGTAATCTGGGCTTACGCCATATGCTGGTAAAGCGATTGTCATTATTAGTTGATTTGTTTTTTCTAATGCCTCTTTTATTACTAATGAAAAGTCAATACCTCCTGGGCCATATGGAAGCAAAACAGACTTTACATTAGCACCATCTAATTCTTGGGCCATCTTTAGAATTCCATTAAGATCTAAGTGCTCAATGCTATCATTTATTTGCCAGTGTCTTCGCCACATCCAGTGAAAGGTTATAGGCTTTTTAGTATTATCCATTTTTTATTACTCTTCCTTTTGTTTTAAACCAAGATCCTATCTTAGCCTTTGCTACTTTACTTCTTAAAAGTTCTCCAAATGTTTCATGAGATATCTCTGAACCAAGGTACTCTTGTCCCGTTTCAAGATCAATCAGTTTCCATTTTCCAGGAGCCCTTGTGTGCAAAATTAAATCAATTGGGTAATCGTAATCTTCTACTTCAGACCCGTCTAGTAGTTTTCTTTTCTTTGTATTGTCTGTCATTACTCAACTACCGTAAACCAAATAGGCAGTGTGTATCTATCGCCAGATAAAACTTTTGTAACCTCATGAGCATAATGCATATTTCCAGGGAATACAACTAAATCACCAGTATTGGGCTTAATAGAAAGATCATGTGTTTCAAACTTAATCTCTCCACCCTCATAGTTATCATTTAAATAGATAATAATTGGCAAATGGTTTTCTGTTACATAACCAAGATCATCAACATGAACATTTAAGTAAGATCCAGTCTCCCAGTGAACAACACCCAAGAAGTCTTCTTTTTCTACTATTTTAATATCTTCTATTTTGTATGCCTTTATTATTTCATTTTTAACTCTACTTATAATATTGTAGATATCAGGCAGACCATCATACTTATGCATGTAAGTTAATGGCTCTCCGTTAGGACCTTTTTGAGAAACAAAACGATGTGAGTGTCTTTCTTCTAGGCCGTCCATAAGATAGGATATTTCTTCTTGTGTTAAGAAATTGGGAATAGTTATAATGTTATCTTTGGAGTTGCCTAATCTATTTAAAAATTTATGATACGCCTCAGTTCTTTCGATTGACAAAGGATCATTTCCAACGGACTTATTATTTATCATGTATGCCATATAACTATTATACCATTAACCCTCAGAGCAGGTAGTGCAGACAAATGGCTCATCATTAGGCTTAAAATATAGTTGGTCACACCCATTGCAGGCTACCCTGTAGCCCATAAACTTAGTATATGACGATTCCAATTTGTGCATTTGGCAATTGTATCATAATTTATATAGCCTTCTCCAAGAACTTATTATAAATCTCATATGTCCTTGTAAGGTCCTGTTGCTCTATTATCTTTCTTATTCTGTCATAATCTTTGAAATTTTTACTAGATGCCACATGGTTTCTATATGGCATGTCTGTAACATTGCTCTTGTATCTATCTTCAATGACCCCAATTGACATTTTCTCTGCTATCTTTCTTACTGTTTCAAGTGGTGAGTCTATTAGAGATTCATACTTTACTATGATGTAAAAGTTGTCGACAATCTCCATATCATTATCAGTAAACCAATCAGAAAAACAATACTTCTCAGGTGATAATAGGAAGTGGTCAATGCTGCCTTTTTTATAGTAAAGAGCATCCATAGCCACATAAGAAGACAAAAAGTCTATGGGGTCTCTGACTATTGTTATCATTTTGTTATTTTGTAAACTATGACTCTTTTTAACATATACCCCTGTATGCTGCTCAATCCTATCTTGAAGATAATGAGAGCCTGATCTAGGAATTGTGACAATAGAGTACTCTGAGGTTGGGTGCTTGATCTTGGTGTTTGGCTTATATGGTTCCACAAGTATATGATATCATACGGCGAAAAAATAGTTTTTAAAGTTCGGCGCAAAATAGGAGTTATAAACCTTCCTATGCCCTAAACGGGCACTAGTGGTTAGATTTCTCTATACTACGCATATAGGTTCTATGCCTATGGCAATTAGCACAAATCAATTCACACTTTGCTACCTCAGCAATAATCTCTTCCATGGTTTTATCTCTCATGCCTGTGCTACTGAGTGGAAAAGACTTTTCAAATTGAGGAAGATGATCAAAGTCATACACATATGGAGGATACTCAATGCCACAGTCCAGACAAGACTTTCCTTCTTTAAGATCATGCACATACTGGCGCTTGTTGCTTCTGCGAAGCCTTATCGCCTGCCGTCTGCGCTCCTTATTGCGTTGGTGCCAAAGAGCCTTAAGGTGTGCAGTTCTTTCTTTCTGGTTCATTCATCCATCTCAATCACACCTTTAGTGTCAAGACATAGTTTACATATCTCAAAGAACATGGTGCCAGAGGAGTCTATCCTGTAATCGTAATCACATTCGTGTGGTGTGTTACGCATCTCATTGAACCTTTTCCAAGGGTCCTTCATAAAGTCATCTAGGCTAGACATTCTCATACTTTCTTTTATATTCATCATATGTTACATAGCACTTGCCACAGGCTATCTCACCACACTGCAATGACCATTCAAATTCATGGGTGCAGTTAATTATGATCATTTTCCAGAATCGGTTGTCTATTTGTCTATCTGTTAAAGGTTTCATTTGATCTCATGCTTTCTACGATATTTATCAGACATCTTGAATGCCTCATTCCTAGTATCCCACTCCTGTGAAGAGTACACACCCAACTCTATGTCTAAGAAGCGCCACTTTCCTGTTTTTTTATTGATCTCCACTTTTGTAGGAGATTGTGCTTTTTTATTCATATCCCTATTGTCTCAAAAAAAACGGGGGATGTCAAGTATAATAGACATATGACCCTATTGTATATACTATACAGTCCTGTATATAAGGCTGTCAAGATAGGTATATCAGATGTGTCAGGCAGAAGGTTTGCAAGCCATAGGACCAAGGGTTGGATATTGATCAAGTATTGGTGGTTTTCCGAACGGGATAAAGCAAGAGCAATAGAATCCCTAGTAGTACAAACCCTTACTTCCAAGTATGGACATTTCCTGGATAAGGCAGATATGCCGCAAGGGGGCTATACTGAGACATTTGATGCGTCGAAGATAACCAGAAAAGGTTTGATCCGTATGGTCAATAGGGCTATAAAGGACCTATCGTAATCTTTATTTGCCGTCGCATTTTGGACACTGTTTTGTAATCTCTTTTGTGCCATAGGGAACTTGGAACATACCCCCACAGTTGAAGCATAGGACATCTAGCATTACTTGCATGCCACACAGTAGAATGGAGCACGAAGGTTGTCTATATGGGTATAGATGGTTTGAGCACACTTAGCACAGTTGGCATGAACCATAGATGGATCTACAGTAGGCATTGAGAGTTTGAAGGTTTTTGTATAGTAGTACTTAGTAGCATACCAAGTGATTAGGATTAAAAGTATTGTTAACATCACCCTATCATATCACATCAAGATGAACAGTTATCCACATGGCAATAGGCTAAAAATGTCATAGTTATCCACATGTTATCCACAGATAAATGTTACTGATAATTTAATTAGATAGCCTAGAAGTGGAGTGAAGTGGAGGATAGTGGAGTAGGGAGCCCTTTTATAGAGGGCGTTCGTAATCCCAAACCTCAAACCTTCCTATCCCCAAACCTTCGAAGCGGGATTATATCACAAACCTTAATATCTGTCAAACCTTCATATGCATGGTTTGGGCATTATACATCGTAAACGATGGTTTGTCAAGCCCATTTTATGCAAAAAAATATCCCCAAACCAGGGGAAAATTTGCCAATATCGTAATGTTTTTTAATAAAACTATTATGGTTTTTCTAGAAACCAAGGAGAAATGGTTTGTTATTCTATAGGGGTTATTTGTTATGGGGTTTGGTCTTGATCCCCTGGGATTTCGCCGTCGGCGAAGGTGCCACTAACAGGATTATCAGTCATCGTTTGATTATAAACATTGCCTAATTGCTTTCCGATTGCTTTAGCATCTAACCCCTCCAAAAAATCGGGGGTAAATGAAAAGAAAGGAGACAAACCAATCTTATGGGTAACAGTAACAAAGGAGTTCCACATATTATCTGTAAAGGTTTGGTATCCTTTAGGATC